TATCTTTCATTTCCGGGTGTCAATTGATGTGTTCCACAATGACCGGGACATCGAATTCATCCAGTTCAAACGCTGGCTCGAAGGGCTGTATAATACTGACATACTCGTTTTAGATCACAAGAGCTGCGAAATGATCGCTGATGACTTATATGTCCAAATATCTAGCAAATACCCCGAACGTAATGTTATAATCGAAGTAAGTGAAGATGGTGAAAACGGTTGCATCATCACTTACAATACTCATCAACCCTATCAATCAATAAAAATCTAAGGAGTTGTTATGCCTAGATCAAAGAAATCAGCTGCAAAGTTAGCCGAGCAAGAACAACTCATTGCGATGTTAAAATTTACACCATGCACCTATAAAATATCATTATGGGGCTACGGTGGCGAGTCAGTAATGGGCACAGTGCCTCGTAAAATCTACGATTACTTTCGAAGTCGTAGACTAGATGTCAGTGGATTTGCTTGGGACAGTGACTATGCCGAAGAAAACAATATTCCCGAAGATATGTGGCCATTCTCTCCTGGATCATGGTATGAGTGCGATGACATGGCACATACCAATGGTGTTGTCTTGGATAGCGGCACTGTACACATTGATGATGAAAACGGCGATGAAGTACTTCAATGCGGGCTTGATACTTTCCAAGACGAAGACAGTCCAGGGTTTGACTACGCAAATCCAGTGTTCATTGATGACAAGCCACCTGGCACTGTAGTATTTGTTGGCAACAGTAATGAAAAAGGTACATTCTTTGAAGGCGACATTGAACTCACTGCACCATTTGATATCAACAAACTGACTTTCTATGTTGAAGATGTGGACGGTAGTGAGGTTGTTGTTGGTGTAGAGTACGATGGCGAGACCATTGATAACTATGGCGGCGATACCACTGGCAAGAGTTCAGAGTTTGGATTCTATGTCGCAGGATCACTGAAGGACGGCCGGTGGGAACGTTATCGCAACGATGACGACTGCACTTATGAAATGACAGACTGGTTTCCCAATAAAGTCACGCCAGTGCGTGAAGGCATTTATGAAATCAACACAGGTAAGAAGAACGAATGGCCAAACTACAGTGCAACCACAGCACGTTGGACTGGCACACGATGGATTCCAGTTTGGGGCGATGACATTCCCGAAACAGAAGAAATAAAAATTAAACAGTGGCGTGGCATTGCCTACGATCCTGACACCCAACTACATTAAAATCTAGGAGATACAAATGGGAAAGCCTATTATTAAACCCAATGCAAGAGCCAATCAGATTCTTGACGATCTTGAACAGTTTTTAGACTTCTGCCGTGATTACGGATACAGATACAACGAAGCAGATCTATATAACTTCAAGAGTTATGCCTATCAGCAATACAACAAATTTGCCAACGGCAAGAACGCCAAGGACATGTGGATCCAAGACAATCGACGTGGATAAGCTTCGCGCATTGGTGAATGGGTGTAGTTTTTCAAGAGGGCCAATCGCATGGCCCTATTTTCTTCAAACAGTAGATCAATCTAATCTCACCAATCTTGCCTGTGCTGGTGCAGGCAATACTTACATTCATGAAACCACTGTGTCGGCTCTGGCTGAATGGCCTTGGTATGACATTGTGTTGATCATGTGGTCAGGTATTGAGCGTGTGGACATGAAAATTGCCGAGCCTGATCAATTTGATCTAAGTAGATATACCAGTCGCTATCAAAGTCAACAAAACGACTGGGCAGAGAAAGTCATTGAACCTGTGAACGATCAAGACTCAGTGGAGAAAGATTGGATCTTTAGTTGTGGGCACTACAATGGCGAGTCTGCCATGCGTGGATCCCGAGCATTTGATGCAGTGTATAGATATCAAGATTCACTGCAGTTTGAGTATGGATTTTTGCAAAAGGTCATTGCACTACAAAACACACTGAAACAAATGCAAGTGCCGTATGTTTTTACATTCTATCAAAACTACATTGAAAGGTTGCAAAAACACACAGCATTGTGTAAAATGATAGACTGGCATTGCTGCTACATTGATGACAATATTTCAGACCTTACTGAACGAAACGATTGGTTTGACACTGATGGACTTCACCCTGGAATACAAGCAAATCGTGCCTGGGCTGGGCAATTAGATAACTTTATACAAGGAACAATAAATGCGTAAACTGTTTTACATGGGGCTGGAAAGTTACGAAGCCCGCTACACACTACAACTGACTGAATGGAATCGCCGAGTATTTGAACAGCGTGGGTACGATGTGGTATATGTTCCAGGTCAGACCATTGACAACACACAGGCCATCAACGTAGGACAGGTTCTGGATGCACATGGACGCAGTTATTTTTCCATGAGCCAGATGATGAATCTAGTACAGATGATGAAGAATGGAGATGTCACTGATGAAGATGTTATCTATTTTGAAGACATGTTTCAGCCCGGCATCGAAAGCCTACCCTATATTTTGGATCAGGTGCATTGGAGCCAGCGTCCTCGTATTTTTGTTCGCTGTCTTGCACAGGCCATTGACCCTGACGATTTTGTACATGTGAGGAACATGGCGAAGTGGATGTCAACTTATGAAAAGATGGTGAAAGAGTTTGTGACAGGTGTGTTGGCCACTAACGAAGAAATGGTAGCACACATGAAGATTGCCGGCTGGGATGCCAGACTGTTCAACATTGCAGGCCTAGCATTTGGCAAAGAGGAAGTGCTGGAACGTATTGGTGGTGCCAACAACATCACACCATTTGATCAACGTCCAATGCGTGTGGGCTTTGCGGCGCGATTTGATCAAGAAAAGCAACCTGACTTTTACATGGACTTGATTGAAATGTGGCATCGTCAAGGCCCATTCCCAGTTGAATTTTGCATCTACTCTGGCGGACCTTTGAGGTCAAACAATGATGCATATATTGATCGTGCAAGATCAATGGCCAGTCAAGGACAACTTACAATCTATGAAAATCTCAGTAAAAACGACTATTACGGATTGCTTAACACTACTAGAGTATTGTTTAATTGCGCTCTTCAGGATTGGGTATCAAACACCGTATCGGAAGCAGACACTCTCGGCTCGAATGTACTTTATCCTGCATACCGATCATTCCCCGAAACCTTTGCCAACGATCCAGATCGTCTCTACGTGCCTTGGAGTATTGATGATGCCTTCCATAAGCTAGACAACTTATTGAAGCAGCCACATCACAACATGGGATTGATCTCGGACTGGAACAACGGTACAATTGATCGTATCTGTGACATTATTGAATATGGCCAAACTGACGAGCGTTGGAAAGGCAAGACCTGGGAACGTGTGGGCAACCGTTATCGTGATCATGTAACCAATGCAAAATATCCTGTAAGGAAAATTGAACTATGACAAAAACTGTTGTTGTGACCGGTGCATCAGGCTACATAGGTGGCCAAACAGTGATCAGACTATTGCAACAAGGCTACAGGGTGGTGGCCATTGACATGAGGCCGTTGCCTGCCAACTTGGTTACCTTTTGTAAAAAGTTTGAAGACACGTTTAGATTTCATCACTTTCCATTTGAATCTGAAACTGCTTTGAATTTAATATCTGTGGCCAATCAGCCAGTTGCTATCATACATTGTGCTGCGCAAAGTTTGGTAGGACCCAGCATGACAGATCCTGAAATATATTATCAAAACAATGTAGTTAATTTAAAGAAGTTGTTGGATAGTATGAGTGGTAGATTAAAAGACTGCAGATTGATTTTTTCAAGCAGTGCCAGCACCTACGGCAATCCCATAATGACTCCCATTGCCGAAGAAGATCCTCAGATGCCAATTTCTCCCTACGGCGAAACCAAACTCATTGGCGAATGGATGATCAAGAACTATGCTCGAGCCTATGGCATTGACTATGTGAGCTTTAGATACTTCAATGCCACAGGTGCAGACCCAGAACAATTACACGGGCAACGACTTGGTGCCACTCATATCATTGCGCAAATGCTTGAGCAACATCGCCAAGGCAAAACATTTACAATCTATGGCAATGACTATGAAACCGCAGACGGCACCTGTGTACGTGATTACACTCATGTATGTGACATTGTTGATGCACACATAATGGCCATAGATCAATCATTGGTGCCCAGTGACTGTTATAACTTGGGCACTGGTCAAGGATTCAGCAATCTAGAAGTTTACAACACAGCCTGTCAGGTTGTTGGCAAAGAAATTGCCATGGAGTACGGACCAAGGCGTCCGGGCGATCCTGCTGTGTTGACTGCTATGTCTGACAAATTCAATAAAATTACTGGATGGAAGCCCAACTACTCGCTAGAACAAATTGTTCAACACGCATGGAATTGGTATGAGCGGGTTTAGCTCGCTGTTTGATTTTGAACAGGCGTTGGCCGACTTTGCTGGATCACCTTACGCAGTGGTCACAGACTGTTGTACTCATGCCATTGAATTGTGTTTGCGTTATCAAACGCCCAGTCAGTGTGAATTTACTGCATACACCTATCTGTCAGTACCAATGACTGTGCGTAATCTAGGCATTGAGTATAAATTGATTCCCGAAACATGGACTGGTGAGTATCAATTACACGGAACTACGATTTGGGATAGCGCACGTAGATTAGAACGTAGCATGTACCGCGCCGGACAGATGCAGTGTGTGAGTTTTGGAGTCTCCAAACCTCTGCATCTTGGGCGTGGTGGAGCTGTGTTATTAGACGATGCCCAGGCGTATGAAACATTGAGCCGCTGGCGCAGCGATGGGAGAGATCTACGGATATCTCCCTGGCAGAATCAATCTCAGTTCGACCGGGGTTGGCACTATTGTCCCACTCTAGAACTTTGCGAGCAGGGGCTAGACCGTCTTAAATACTTTACAGGTGCAGTTACTCATCACACCTATCCAGATTGTAGGAATCTAACCATACTATGAAAATTTTTATTACCGGAGCCTCCGGATTTATTGGGTCTCACCTAGTGCCATTGTTGAGCAATAACCATGATGTCTACTGTATGACCAGCGATCTCATGGACTTTGCAGCAGTGGAAGCGGAACTTATAGATCAAGCCCCTGATGTTGTTGTACATCTTGCAGCAAGAACAGAAGTAGAACGTAGTTTTTACGAACAAACTGATTTCAGTCAAGTCAACTATGTTGGATCGGTTAATCTAATAGAAGCTGCAGCCAAAGTCAATAGATTAAAAAACTTTGTTTTTGCATCAACCATGGAAGTATACGGTTGGCAGCCCATCAGCGACGAAGTCAAACAGCATGGCAAGGTAGCACACTCAGTGGCATTTGATGAAACCACAGATCCTCATCCCAATGCGCCCTACGCAGTGGCCAAATTGGCAGTGGAAAAATATCTAGAATACATGCATCGAGCAGTTGGATTGCCGTTCACTGCCATTAGACAAACCAACAGCTATGGGCGGCGCGACAATGATTTCTTTGTGACTGAACAAATTATAACTCAGATGTTGAAGAATCCCAAAGATTGTTTTTTAGGTTACAAAACTCCCTATAGAAATTTTATCTTCATCAACGATCTACTAGATGCATGGATACGAGTAATTGAAAGTCCGGAACTTGTGAAAGACGGTAAAATTCTCACACTGGGTCCAGACAACCCTGTTAGAATTGATCAGTATGCACAGATGATTGCCGACAAACTCAATTGGAAAGGTACCATCCACTGGGACTCAAAGCCGCATCGCCCAGGTGAAATTTATTGGTTAAATAGCAACAACAATCTTATCTACAAGCTACTGGGCTGGCAACCTCAAGTCAGTCTTGATCAAGGACTAGATCGTACCATTGACATCTGGCGCAAACAACTGGACAAAAAATAATGATCACACAAGGCCATATCGAAGTAACATGGTCTCAGCACACACTAGAATCCATGCTGTTTCGGCATCGTAGTATCAAGGACTTTGATAATGGCGGTGCTGATGCCTATGTCTGGGACGACATTGACAGCACCAAGATTTATTGGGATCTAATAGGCGTAGATGTCAACGACTCAGTGGATGAAAAATTATTTTGGGACACTGATCCTTGGCCTCACCTAACCAATAAATTTATTGTAATACACAAAATGCGCCCGGGCATGATTCAACCACTGCACGGCGACCTATATGCTAGATACAGCAAAAACAATAATGTCACCAACATTGAATCTGTGCAGAGAGTTTTGATTTTTTTAGCAGATTGGCAAATGGGTCATATTTTTCACTGCAATCAACAATCGTTTGATGGCTGGAGTGCCGGCGACTGGGTGTCGTGGTCTGGCACCACCAAACACATTGCTGCCAACTTTGGAAGTTCTACTAGATACACCATGCAGATAACTGGAATTCAACGTTGAAGAATGTATATCTATTTCAGCCTCAATACGCTGTTGATGTAAGAAACGAAATCAATTATTACTTTCCCTACAGCGCAGGGTGTGTTTGGAGTTATGTTGCACAGTTTCCTGATGTAACAGAGCATTTCAGACTGGCTGACATTATATTCCGTAGAGAATCAGTTGACGAGATTTTAAATCGTCTTGACAATCCTGCCATCTGCGGATTCAGTTGCTATGTTTGGAACGAGCGTTGGTGCTTGGTCGTAGCCGAAGCTATCAAACATAAATGGCCCAATTGTGTTGTTGTATTTGGTGGACCACAGACACATGGCGGAATGACCTCGCACAAATTCATTGACGTGTTTGTGCGCGGCGAGGGCGAAGAAAACTTTTTAGATCTACTGCGAACAATAATTGCCGGACAAGAACCTGATCTATTTTACAGCAAACGTCGATTGGAAAATCTAGATATTCCCAGTCCTTACACCACAGGTGTGTTTGATGAAATCATAAAAAATAATCCCGGTGCAGTATGGGCCATGACATTGGAAACCAATCGTGGATGCCCATACAGTTGCACTTTTTGTGACTGGGGCAGCCTAACTTACAGCAAAGTAAAAAAGTTTGGATTAGAAAAAGTACAGCAAGAATTGGAATGGATTGTGGGGCAGCCGGTACGATACATTGTTTGTGCTGATGCCAACATGGGCATCTTCAAAGAAAGAGATTTGGAAATAGCACGTATGGTGCGAGCCGTGGCAGATCAGGGAAAGTTTCTTGAAGGATGCAATTTTCAGTATGCCAAAAATTCAACAGAAGTAGTTTTTCAAATTGCACAAACTATTGGAACCCTGGGGCGTGGTGTTACTATAAGTGTTCAAAGTATGTTTGAGGATACATTAGATGCTATCAAACGCAAGAACATGGACGTCAACAACATGCGTAGGCTGTTGGATCTCAGTGTTGAATACGGTGTGCCCACTTACACTGAACTAATTCTTGGCATGCCCAATGAAACTTTGGAAACATGGATCAACGGGTTTGATGAACTTTTGGAGATTGGCCAACACAGTTTAATTGACATGTGGTTTACTCAAGTCTTGATAAACAGCGAGATGTCGCAACCAGGCTATCGCAGCAAATATGGCATTACCACTGTGGTGGCTCGAGACTATATGCCGTTGTTCAATCCCAACGATTGCCGTGAAATAGAAGAAACCATTGAACTTATAAACAGCACCAACACAATGTCAACCACAGACATGGTCAAGGCTTACATGTTTGGCTGGACTGTGTTGTACTTTCATATTGGTGGCTACAGTCAAGTTGTCAGCAGATATCTAAGATCCGCCAAGAATATTTCTTACAAAGATTTTTATTTGAAGTTATTTGAAAGTTTACCTGATGATCCTGTGTTTGGTGAACATTTTTCTAAAACTAAAGAGGTTGTGCATCACTACTTGTTAACCGGAGATATATTGCCATTTGCTGACATTAGAAACGGCGGGCATGCATTACACAGCGCCAGTTATGGATACATGTATGAACGTGCCGATCAAGCCTATAAATTGAGTATTGCTGTAGGACGACAATTGGCTGACATACCAAGTTGGGTTGAAGAATTGCAAAGTGATTTTGTGTACCAAGTTGGCCGCCAATATCCATTGACTATCAAGGGCGATTGTAATATACTCACACAACTCCAAGGTGATACAATTTACACTGTCACCCCGCAACACAATATTACATCAGAGTTTAACTTCTATCAAACTAGAAGAAAAGGTCTGCTAAAAAATCTAATTACTACAAAGGAAGTACAATGATCATTGGTAAAGAACATTGGGATAACAAAACACTAGATTATGATCTAGAAAAATACAACTGGCCGGCCTGGGCATTAAGTGTGATTCAAGAAAAGTTTCCTCAAATCAAAGAACTTGAAACCATACACGAAGTATTGCAACCCAGTGAAATAGTTCGGGTCAGTCAACACATACATCAGGCCTGCAATCGTCTTGACTTCATGCAAAAGTTTGATGAGTTTGCCCAAGAGTATGTGCCCAGCAGAATTGAAGGTCGTAGATTCTTGATACAAAGACAAGGTACACTAC